GGCCTGTTTGCGGATGCTCGTCATAAAATTTACGAGGCACTGGGCCATGTCCGATGTCATGCCCCTCCGTCATCATCGCAGTTTCCCCATCGCTCACTGCGACCTTGGAAATCCCTTGTTTCTGAGCTTCCTTGATGACAGCTTTGAGGATGAGGTTTTGGTGGATGGGGAGGAGTGGGTGATCGGCGACAGGGAACACAGTTTTACCAGACGGTAAATGTGCAGCAACCTTCTCGTCCTTTCTTTTCTCTTGCCCCCACCTACTCTGTGCTTCCCCCACAAACATCACCTTCTCTCCTGTCACTGGATGCGGGACGATCTGAACCATTGCCCAGCCAAGTGTGTTTGGGAGGTTTTCATGGAGGTTGTCTTGTTGCCAAAGCGACTTATTTGTCTCAACTCCAGCCTGCTTCGAGCGCTCATAGTGTGAGCGGTTTCCTGGGGTATCAGGCAAACCCCATTCTTTCAAAGATTCTTCATAGCTTTTTCGCGGGCCTTCTGGCAACACCACATCCACCCGCAACACTGGAAACTTCTTCGTGTCGAATGGGGAGATGGTGTTGTAATACTGGGTGGCACGAGGACCATTAGCCCGAGGATTCTTGATCTCATTCATCACTTGAGCACGAAGCTCAATGTAACGAACGGCCAAAGCGCGATCCACGCCAGCAGGAATTCTACCCGCCCTGATTTCGTTGCTTTGGTCGTAATTCAGAGGATCATAGAAATCATGGGTCATGCGATCATACTCAGCCTTAGCTGGAGTATCACCACCCTCCTGCCCATACGTCACAACCTTCACTTGTTCCCCAAGAGTGTTCAACTTCTCCCACAGCAGCTTCACATTAACCCTGTCGCCTGCAAACGCCTCAGGCACAAGCTCTTTATAAAAGCTCACCTCACCATCTTGCAACGGCCCAAACTGTCCACCAGCGACTTTCAGCTCCTGCACAGACAAAGTCCCATCCTTCGCCAACGTCACAGCACCTTTACCAGGGCGTAACAGCTTTCCACCTTGCACTTCTCCAAGCGCAAAGTCAAAACCGCCGCCTGCGGATGCACGAGCCCACTTCATCTTTTGCCCAGGCTCAGGCCCGAAGAATGTAGTAATACCATGAGCTTCAGCGATGTTACCTTGTGTAATCACCTTTACAAACTTAACCGTCTTGCCAACTTTCTCAAGCTTCGCTCTGACATTTTCCATCTCAACATCTGTAATATGCCCCCACTTATACAATGTCTGCGTATCATCACGATAGCGAAACTTTGTCTCACCAAGGCGTGGTCGTGTGTCTGGTGAGTCATCATGAACCATCTGATTCAACTCACCATATCTCCACCGGACACCGTTTTCACCAACGACACCAACGTAACCTTTTGCGAGCTTAGACTCCAGCGGAAACTCGTCCAAGAAGCCATACTTGACTTCTGGACTGTAGAAGATTTCAACAACTTTTGCAAAGTGTTCCTTCAGCTGTGTGACCTCACGGGCGTCAAAGCCTTGGTCGGCAAGAAGAGTATCAGTCCACTTGTCAAAGGTCATCAACTGCTGCAACCCAACTTGCGGAACCAGTTCATTAGAATTTCTAGCTGACTTGATCTTCAGGTTCTCTTCAGCCGTTTTCCAAAGCGCCTGAGTCATTGTAGGTGAAAGCGCATTCAGCATCTCACGAGCTTGCTCGATACCGACGTCTTTAAAGTCCATCACAATCCGCAACATCTCTTTCTCAATCGCACGATCCTGTGCAACAGCTGTTGCATCCTCAGCTTCTTTCGCAGATTCTTCATCAAGAATCTCATCAACGACAACTTCCCCATCGTCATCCACTTCTAACCGATCTTCCTGGACATCTGCCTCGGTCATGGTTTCGTTTAGTAAACCAACGACTTCTTTGGTTTTACCTTCAATGTTTGTTTTGATGGTGTTGACGGAAGACTTGAAAGACTTGAGTTTGTCTTCAGCAGACATGCCCGAGGACCAAATTTTGCCTAGTGAGCTAAGCATAGCACGCAGGCTAGCTGCATCACCACCAGATTGTTCACTGGCATAGCGATAAGCATCGACGAGGATTTTCTGGTCTGGTGTAGCTTTACCATTGTCCACAGCAAGACCAGCAGCCATCGCTTCTTGTTCGATGGTTTCTACACGTTTGGTGACTTTCTCGTTTACTTTACGTTTCTTTTTGTCTGCTCCACGTTTAGCACGAACGACTTTCTTAACGTCTGTCTTTGTTTCCTTCGACATCGCTTCCTTCACAGTTGCACCTTCGTTGACACGGGTCTTCACCTTAGCCTCAACAACTTTCTCAGCCCTAGGTTTTTTTCCAGTAGCCCAAAGCGCCATAGCAACAAAGCTCCTGTCTTCAGCAAGCTTTGTAGGTAGTCCAGCAAGAAGTTTCTTAACCTCAAGCATAATGGGGTAAGCTGCAACTTCAACATCCTGACCAGCCGCTATCTTATGAATCGAATAAAGCGCCTTAATTCCACTGTCACGAATTTTGCCAGTCAATACATCCTGGTAGTCCTTCAATGTTCTTTGTTCAACAGGTTTGTTTAACAGTGTCTCAGGAAGACGTAGTTCATCCATCGCCACACCTTGCAAACTTTCAAGATTAGGCCGCATCATGGCTTGAGCCCAAGCAGCTTTCTCCTCACCATCAAGGGCTTTAAGCTTCTCCTTGTAGTCATTCAACTTCAAATTCGCCTCAGGGAACAGCTCAAACGACACAGCCGCAGGTGCAGTAAACGCGGCTTTAAGTTCTGGAAGGTTAGGATTAGCAGCTTTCAGTGCAGCCCACTCTGCCGCAAACCCATCCTTCAACGCGGTTCTATCCGCCTCAAACTTATCTTCCAACCCAACAAGCCTACGCTCCTGAATCAACTGACTTGCAATGTCCAACCCAGCAGCTTTCTTCGCACGTCCCTGTTCAGCTGGATCAAGCGCTGCAATCATTTTCTCAAAGTCAAAAGCTCTTTGTTCCGCTGGGCTTCTCACATCCGGCGCTTTATCGGGGAACACATCACGGCTGGCTACAACCTTTGTGCCGATGAAATCACCGGCGTCAAGCGGTGCAAAGGCCAAGTTACCAATAACGTTAGCAAACAAATAGTCCTTGTTAAACACCGCATCAGTTCCCTGGGCAGCGACGTCAAGAGCCAAACCAGCCGCCTGTCCAGCCACCTGCCCACCACCATAGCGAACAGCTTTATTCGCAAAACCCTGGACAATGTCTTCTTCAACCTTATGCCCCAGCCTTGCAACACCACCGCCCACGGTTTGATTGGTAAACCGAGCAGGTAGTGTTGTCACACCAGTAACTCCTAACTTCTGAAACGCCGGAGACTTCGCAGCAGCGTTTAGAACCATATTCCCGCCAGCTGACATAGCTTTGCTCACTGCAGCTGGCGCGACCGCTGAGATACCAGCTTGCCACGTAGAACCTGTTTGGTCATACGTATCAACTGCGGATAGTCCAGCGCCGCCAACCATGCCAGCCGTGGCTAACCACCCTGGTCCAGGAATCAACATTGGTGCTAAGTTCAACACTTGCCGTGGTAGTGACTTACCAACGGCATATGACTTATCACGATCTAGTCCAAACAACCCACCAGCACGCGCCGTTGCTTCACCCAAGAACTCATCTACTGGTGTTGCATTGACAAACTCTGTCAACCCTTGGTTCCAGCCACGAACGGTGTTTTCGATCGGCCCAGCTTGGGAGATACGCTGGAGTTCTGGTGAACCCGTAGCGCGAGCACCCACGGCGGCAAAGTCCTCAAACGACATATCACGAGCCCACGGTTGGGTCGTCTTGGCGTTTTCGAATAGCGTAGATAGTTCTGAGATGGTCATGTTGGTGGTTGATTAAAAACCTTGAGGATAAAATGGACGCTTGGCGTCAGCCTCTTGCGGTTGTGGTGTAAAGATATTTAACAGCTTTGTCCAGTCAAAGTTTTCAGCGCCGGTTTGTGGGTTTGTCTTAAACAAGTCAAACATAGGTGGGCTATTTTCTTGTGGAATTATGTCACCCCAAGAAACACTTGGCACACCAAAAGCTGCAGCTGGATTAGCCATAGATGGTGCTTCATTCATGGGGCTAGGTGGGGTTAGTCCAGTTTGTGGAGTAAACACGGCTTGTGCATCATTCACTGGGCGATACGGCACTGTATTTTGCGGTGCAGTTTTTTGCAAAGCATCGTTCACTGCTTGGTTATAATTTTGAAAACCTCCTTGGAATAGGTTTGAAACAGGCCCAGGATTTACAGCTGGGCCGTTCGCTGGTTCTTTTGAGATGTTACCTTTAGAACCTTCAAAGTAAGAACGAGCTGGGCCGTATGGTGTATCACGGGATAGATTAAAAGGCCCGTCGTTAGTAACTAAGCCCGTTCGTGGATTGATACTATCATACGCGGGGTCGTTGAAGTAACCCACAGCACCATTGTCTCGGCGAAGCATTTGATCCATAGAAGGTCCAGGAGGCGGAGCCGGTGGCGTGTTAGGATCACTCCAACCCTGTGCGCGTTTGGCATCGTTCACAGCTTGTTGAGCCTGGTTCCAAACGCCAGGTTGATTGAGGCTGGTGGAATCCAGCCTTGCCTGACGATCCTTTACCGATTGACGATCAGGTCCAGTGTTCTTGAAGAAATCCATTCCCTGTGGAACGTCGCGTTCAAGCTGACCACCGATGGTACGCCGTGTTGCGCCTGAGCGCCCGAAGATGTTATCTTGCAGAAACTTAAACTGATCGTTTTGAAGTTGCTGTTGTTCAGCAAAAGTCATCTGAGGCTGTTGCATTTGCATGCGCCTCACGCCTGCGACGTTTCTTTGACTTTGCTGTCTTACCTTTGCCTAGTTTCTTGGCTTTAGGATTCGTAACACGGCCTGTGGGAATTGCGTTAGAAAACGCACTAGAAATTACATCGGGGCCGAATGCGCCCATTGTATTAAAAAAGCTCATAGTATTATATTATCGTTGTGGAAGTGGAAGTTGACGAAACTGTTGTTCTGGTGTCATAGCCTGAGGTGGAGCCTGTGGAACTTGCACACCGATAGACCTGAGATACTCAAGCACCATGTGTGGATCAGCACCTCCGGTCATGGGATCACGAGAGATGCTGGTCAAAGCCTCCAGCACACCCATCTGCTGCATCTGCTGTTGACGTTGTTGTTCTTGCTGTGCGCGCTGTTGCATCATCTGCTGTTGCATAGCGAGTTCTTGCTGTTGCATAGCCTGAGCCTGCTGGCGCATCCCAAGTTCCTGTTGTTGTTGCTGAGGCCCACGAAGCATCTCTAGCAGCTTCAACGCCATCATAGCTTGTTGTGTTTTGTCTTGCATATGTTTTAGATCAACTTTCTTTTAGCGTTAATTGGAGGAAAGACTGTTACCTTTTCGCGAACCCACAGACCATTGGACCGCCTTTGCGTGTCGCGTTTTACATACGGCGCCCAATCCGTAAAGTTTGTTGCGGGAATAGTAAAACCCAAACCTCCGTCCGGCGATTCTACGTTTTTCCAGGCGTTTCTATTATCGTCAGTCCTTGACAGCAATCGAATTTCGCCATGCAAACAGTTTTCAATTATAGCCTTCATCGTCATACACATTTTCTGAGATGTCTAAATCATCAGTAATAGGCACAGGGTGACGCAGCTTGTTAACATCCCAAGGAAACGCGTTTTGAAACCTTTCGATCTTTATTAAGCTACTGCCTGCGTAGTCACTTTTGACAAAGAACTTGCTCAGCACGCTATTATTCGATCCAGGATTCACCATTAAGAATACCAACATTTTTAACTGTTGTGTCACAACTTTGGGCCATTGGTGATCTTCATTGTCCCACACGGTCTCATATGGCACATCAACTGTAGCCGCTCCATGCGATTTACCAAACAAAAACGCACGTCTACCAGGAGCTGCATCGAGAGTCTCCGTAAAGACATAATCGTTCCATTCGGTGTCCACAGTGCGCTCACGCTGTCCTAAAAGCCAATTTGCATACGTCGTGCCAACGGCAGGCAATGTCGCAGGCGTAATCAAATTATCATCCACCGTAAGCACAAAAGCACTTTCAGCAGGGTTAGCCGTAGCTACTGTTTGAAAAGTCGCTGCCATAGTTTAATAAGTCGGAGCAGTGTTTGACATACCAACCACACGTTCAATCGGGAAGAAGTAAGCACCATCGGCTGTGACGAACTTCCAAAAGGACTTCTTGACTTCCAGATACCGTGGAGCCGTATGTGACACCACATCATCTTCAACGGTAGGATTTGGATAGTCCCATGCAGCTCCTGTCCAATCCGGGACTGCAACCCAACCAGGACCAAAGGCAAACGTCGTTGAAACGTTCGCTCCAGTATTCGGATACGGAAACACATCACGATACACACCATCAAACACCGTAGTCGCAACGCCATCGTTTACCACAATGGTAGGTGTCGCTGTCACAGCACTGATATGATGCACTCGTCCGTCGTCTGTCGAAATATAATAATCAGCCATGTTGTTTGTTTAGTAAAGTTCAATTTGTCCACCAGCCAGTTCTCCAGCACTATCCTGGAGTATCAAATCTTGAAGAAGTTGCTCAGCTTGTTTCTCAGGGCTCGGAAGATTACCTTCCTTATTCCCCACGAACACATGCCCAAGGCGGTTACACTCAACCAGCGTCCGCAGAATCAAATACTCTTCTGCATTCTCAGTCCACCAGTCTGTGGTAGCGCTTGTTTCTGTACCTGTCGGAGAGAATGTATCAATTTGCACATTAGAGGAATCTTTAGTTCTGATTTCCATAGTGTAACCAGAAGTCTCTAAAGCAATAGTCACTACAGAACCAGCAGAACTCACCGAGCCAAGATATAAATACTTATCGAGCGCAGCTACAATGTTCGCTAAAGTCCACGTAGTAATAATTACATTAGCATAGTTCTGGCTCCCAGAAAGAAAACTCTCAGGGTTCGGATTTGATCCACGAATCAACACAACTCCATTAGGTGTAGGACCGCTCAGTAAAACTTCTACCGCATCCACTGTGGCATCAGTCAAATCAATGTCTGTCACATTAGTAAACGACCAAACAGTCGTTCCAATAGAATCAACCCCGGTCCACATAGGCCACCAAGCGTATCCATCTACAATCAAAAGCTGTGTCGTCGTCGGTCTTGGATACAGCTCCAACCACTTTCCTCTCACCAATCCATGAGGCTGGTTCAACATCGGGTGCCAGTTGGAATCTTGCCTCAACTGCCGCATCTCCGAAAACTCTTCGCCCCAATCCTCATAATCTTGTTTCGTCTCAACAACATGCTTAACACCATGACCCAAGATCTTAATCGGGCTATCAGTCGTCGAAAACTTATTCGTAGTATCAGTGGTATCACCACGCAACCACCAATGCTTACCTTCTCTCATTTTCTCTGTCCCACCACCAAACCACGTAGGACTATCCCACGCAACTTCATTGGCAGTAGTTACCGAGAGGTAACCCTTCTTGCGGCATACACTCCAATTATGTTTCCGTTCCGCATATTTTCTGGCATTATTCATAGCCACCAACAGCAAGTTAGCACCAGTTCCACTTACGTTGAACCGCGCCACCTCACGTTGTAAATACATCGCAACAACACCTTGAATTTCTGCTACAGTCATATTGATTATCTCTCGGTTAGTTACTTAAACCAACAGTTTATGCGTGACCCTTGACTCCAAGGGGACCGACTGCTGGGGACTTGGAGGTGAAACGCTTGAGGACGTTTGTTCCAGTTTGGTTTGTCTCGCGCGCTGTGGTGTTCAGCATTTTGGTTGCGGAGACGTGTTTGCCTTTTGGAGGCATGGAGTCGTATGACGACATTAGGTTTTTAGGCATATGGGTGTGGGTGGGTTAGGCTGTATAGCCGGTGACTGTGATGCGGATTGTGAGACCAGTGATGTCCAATGGAACGTCACGGGTTGCAGTGTTGACCTCGTTCTTTGAAACATCAATGAGGAGGATTTTCGAACCATCGTAGGATACGGCAGCTGGGTGGATAAATCCGTCATCAGAAGTGATTGCGTTAGTGCAACCAGTGAAGGAAGTAAAACCCAGAGCTGTGGCTCCGATAGTGTTGGAAGCGCCACCTTGGCCGGTGAGGACAAGAGTAAGGCGCTTGGTTGTAAGGCGGGGTGCCCCCAAGGCGACTAGATTAGTCGCCGAGAGGACAGTGACCGCAGAGGATGCTAGAGCAGCCATGGTAGGTTATGCGGTGATTCCGGTGAGGTTTTTGATATACATGTGGTTCTCAGGGAAGTTAATTTCATAACCGCCTTCTGTGAGCCAAGTGTCTTTACGACCGTCGTAGTCGTTGTCCTGACGTCCTTCAAGGAACTCCGTGTCGGAGTCGGTGAGCGGACGCCATTTGAAGCAGCCGACGTCCAGGATGTAGGCGTCGTTGCGGAACGTGGTGTCTTGGGACAGCAAAGGATGAGCTTTGAAGACCAAGTCGCCGTAGATGGTAGAGAGCCGATACATCTGAAGACCGAAGGTGTCGGTTTTCGGATTGAGCTCGCGCATGACGATGGACTGGAGTTTGCAGTAAGACTGGATGGCTTTAAGGAATCCAGAACCGCAAAGGACGAGTTTCTCGAAGGACGTGTCCGAGGTGTAGCGGAAGGCACGTTCAATGAGTGTGTCGAACTGGTCGATGGTAAGCGTGGTGCCGAGGTCGATGATGCGTTTGTCGTCATCAGCAGACCAAGCAGAAGCGGTGATGTCAGAACCTCCTGGGCGGTAGGTCACGATAGCACCGTTGCCGGTTGTGCCGAGTTCCCACTGACGGAGGTAGTATTCAAGACCGCCGGTGAGACGTTCTGGAACTGTGTCGCCATCTTCGTTGGTTGTATTGCGGGTTGCGCGAACACCACGAAGTGTGGCCATTTCCAGGCCTTTCATGTGGCGAAGTCCGGTCTTCTTCAGCTTGTCCTGCCAAATGCCAGACGAGTCATAACGCACGCCTTGCTTGAGTGCAGAGCGGGTGATGATGATACCGTGCTTATGGATCTGGGTGTAGTTGGTAACCTCGATTGGGAACGAGTAAGAACCAACTTTGGACTTGGTGCCTTCAGCGGCTGCGGAAGACGTGAAGTAGACGGACAGGCCGTTGGCGTCTGTGCCGTTACCTACGTCAGCAACAGTTTCGATTGGACGGAAGGTCAAACGGCCAACGTCGTTGGAGATCTGGGTGACTGCGGTGACGACTGCGCGGATTTGGAACGTGGCAGAAGCCGCAGCGTTAGGCACGTTGCGAATCCAGATAACGTCTTGGACGCGGAAGAGTGTGTAGTCAGTGACTTTAACACCGTATTCCGAGTTAGCGGTCATAGGATCACCATCGGTGAGCGCTGTGGTGCCAGTTCCTGTGTAGAACGGACCCGCCGCAGCGATCTGAGCGGTGACGGTTTTGATAACTGTATCGCGCTCTTCCCACCAGCCGAACTCTGTCTTATCCGTTTCTTCGTCGGGGAGAAGAGACAAGAGATAAGTCAGCGGAGCTGGGCCTTGCGGGTATTGATAAAGCACCTTGCGGCGAGTTTTCTCACTGATATAACTGGCGTGAGTTCCAGATGTGTGTAGACCAAAGATAGCCATAATGTTGTTTTGTGTTTGTGATTACTGAACTTTGAAGATGGAATCAATTACAGAAGCGCGCTTGCCTCCTGAACTGCCTCGCCCGCCACCTGAACCGGGACGAAGGAAAGATGTAGACTGTTGCTTTTTAGGCTTCAGTGAGAAACTTGTGTCATATTGCTTAATGAGCTTTGAGGCTACTTGAGCAACGTCACGCTTGGCGGCTGAGATGGAATTCATCTTGTAACCCTGGTTGGCAAGCAGTTGAATAGCTTGCGAAACTGCAGGGCCTTTGCCTTTAAGCGCAGGGAATTTTTGGACCACAGACGCAGTGAACTCTTTCTGTTGCTGAGTGCGCTGATGCTGTTGGAGAGCTTTGATATGGGGATCAAGCTCCTGGACACGACCGTCGATAGCCATTCCACTGGCTTTAAGCAGATACTCATTCTGAGAGTTCATCAGTGACGACAGAGCGGCAAGCGCCTTTTCAGGCGGAGTCTCCGGGTCACGAATCATCTGAATCAGTTCTACCGTCGGGTTCGGTTTGCCAAGCTGACGTTCGATTTCCTCGCGTGTTAGCTTTGGCTGTTGCTGTTGAAACGCAGGGCGAAGGCCATCTGTAATAGCCTTTGCAAATGCGTCAGGGTTGAAAGGAAGCGCAGTGGACTTCTGGCTGTCGTCATCAGAGTCATCGTCTGAATCGTCGTCTTCATCCTCGTCTTCATCTTCCTCATCACCGTCAATCACTTCGTCCTTATCATCATCGTCCACATAGGGTTCGATGCCAGAGCCACCACCGAATGACTCATCAAACGGTGCAAAGTGAGGTGTGTGTAACCAATTAATTTTCATTGTCTTGTTTTTGTGCTAGTGCTTGTTTTTGTTCTTCGAGCGATTGTTTGAGGAATCCAAACGAATCGAATTGTTTCAACTTCTCACCAAGACTTCCTATCATTTGCTCTCGGGCAAAAAAGGATTGAATCGAATCAGGGACTATGGATGTAACCAAGTTTGTAGTTTCGAGAATCTGGTGTTCGAGTTCATCACGCCACAGTTTGTGGAGCGGTGATTTGAGGTGGTCCTCCAGCCGGAGGAGGTATTTGTCCAGGTTGTCCTGGGATAGGTTGTCCAATGGGTTGGTCACGTTGGAATTGTTTGAGGTTTGTTACACCGCGTAGCTCTTGGATACGTTCGATGACTTTTACTAGGTCTATGTTTGTAGCCATAAGCACTTCAGGATTAGACATCAAAGCGATGGCAAGCTCCTGTAACGACTGGGCTACAAAGGTTTTTTCTGACGCGGCGGTGGCATCAAAGACAAAGAAGTCTTCCGAGCCAATAAGCTCCCACCAGTTGTCTTTATGAAAGAGTTCCCAGGCGGCATACGTATCTTCGTCTTCGCCCAGGATCTTAAAGAACGTCTCATCTGACATCCACTGCCGTGCGTTTATCAGAAGCTGTTTTCCCAGTGGACCAATAGCCATCTGATAAATCGTCGTGCCTATGAGCTTCATTCGAGCCGCAGAACCAGCTTGAACGTTCCGGGCTTCCGTTGCAGACCTACGACCACCGTGGAATCCGCCCATAGAATTCTCATTAACCCCTGAAACCTGATACATCATTTTCATCAGTGTATCAGCATCCTGAATATGCGTGACAGTTGGGTCGTTGGTTTTCAGCTGTTGGATAAAGTTACTCAACCCACCCATCAACGGGGTGTTCTTCTTCATACGAATGAACGGACTGCGGGTTTGCAAATCCTCCAGCTCCACATACTGACTGTGAACGACAAGTTGTTTTTCAATGTTATTCTTAACAGCTTCAATCCTCGTGTTCATCAACCACGTAACAGTCTCCTGCAAACGGTCGATGAGCGAAGACAACGAGTCACTCAGCTTAGCGTGCTGGTCCGGAGCCATCTGAGCCACCTTATAAGTAAACCCCATGTTCGCGTCTTCTAGCTTCTCAGCAGACAGCACACGTTGATCGTTACCAATACGCACCAGCCAAAGTTCATCTTCCTTAGAAGTGGAAAGTCCATACTCCGCTGGCTTCAACCACCGTTGCATCTCAGTCACAACGACCATAAAGTCATCTTCGTCTTTAGACTTAGTATCCAAACCCTCAAGCCTCGGAGCACCTTTAGCAGACCACTTTGCCACATCATAAGCAGACAAGTATTCCGTGCCAACAACACCTTCCATACGCTTCACCTCCCGCACATGATGAGTCGTCTCATCGGCTGCAAAGCTACCCTCATGCCAGCGTTTCATCGGAAGTCTCGTATCAGGAAAGAAGTTAAACGGACTGACATTATCCACCACCGTTCCTTCCTTAACAATAACCTCAATCTCTTCATTAGTTTGTTGAACCAACTGGAGCCCTGCGGTGTCGGAAAAGAGGGTTGAGAAGGAAAGGGAGGAAGAGTCTGGTGTGATGGTTGTGGTGCGGACGGTCCAGGATGGTTTGAGGACTCCGAGGTTAAAACGGGCGATGTCTAAAAGGAACTGGACGAGGACTGGGGTGGCGAATCCGTTGCGGACCTCACGCTCGATGATTTTTTCGCATTCCTCGCGGATGGCGAAGTCTTCGGTGCCAGTGGGTTGGTATTCGAAGAAGCGCTGGTTTTGTGTGTAGAGGAGTGTGAGGTAGGTGACGAAGGTGTTTACCTGGGCGTAAGAAAGCGGGATGGTTTGCTTGGATGGTTCGCGTTTCTTCTTGGATTTTACGTCGGAGGAATCGTCATAGCGGATTTGCTGGTAGGTTTCGAGGGCGTAGTCCCAGTCTTCGTAATAACGGGACATGTGAGAACGTGAGTGACGGAGGTCACGCAGGCAGTCTTGGAGAAGTGAAGCAAGGTCGGAGTCTTGTTCGGCTTCGGAGAGACGTGTTGGAAGGTCTTTGATGGGCATGTTAAGCAGCTTTCTTTTCAAACCAGTGGCGCTGGTCAGAGGTTTCAAAGGTTAAGTCACCAGTTATTGGGAGTGGTCCAGCGCGGAAGGAGTCGGACTTTTCCGGTGCGACCCAGGATAGGCCATTAAGGACAAGACGGTATAAACACTCCATCATGTGATCGTTAGCGTCCTTGGGTTTGTTCTCGCGTTTCGGGTCCCAGATGTATGAGTCGAATTCGTACAGGGTTTCGGAGAGGGAGGAACAGAAGTGAAGAGTCTCACCTTCTTTGCGGGACAGTGCGTTTTGGACTGCTACGATACCGTGGGTTAGTTCTTTAGACGCTGGCACAGCCATGACGCCTTTGCGGTAGAAGGAGTCGGCCCAGGTGGCCCCGGTGATGGGGTCTTGATTAAAAGCAATGCGGTCGAGGAGAACGACGAAAGGGTTACGGTTTTCTAGTTTCTGAATTATGATGTCGACTAGGTCGTCGATCATAACGTGCTGGAAGTATTCTGTGTAAAAGAACGTTTGTCCAGTTGGCGCTGTGGCAGCAAAAAGAACCGCGTGTGGGGTCTTCGGATGCGGGTCACAAGCGACTCGGATGGTGTAATCAAGCGGCGGTTTGTCAAAGTCTTCCCAACCGTAAGGTAGTTCTTCATACACATGACGGTCGCGTTCGAACATGGAATAGACTACACCTTGCATACCAAACGGCCGGCCGTCGATACGAGAGGCTTTTTCAGCATCCGTCAACTGTGCTTCGAACTTACGGATGGAGGTCTGGGTTAACGACGTGTTGTCGTGCGTAGAGCCTGTGAGCACCCAGGTTTTCAGCTCGTCTTTGTTAAAGGCATGACCATCTTCAAAGGTTTCTTTAAGGCGAGAACGTGGAATGAAAAGTTCATTGATCCACTGTTCGGCAATGGGAGTGCAAGTGAACCAGGCTTTACCATCGTTGTCGATCAAACCACGACTGTTCGCCACCCACATGTTCTTAGGACAAGGTTCGTCAACGTGAATCCAATCCCAGTGGCTGGACTCCTGACCCATCGGATTGCCCATATACGACCGGACGGTGTCGATGTAAATGTGAGAAATCCCACCCCACATAGACTTAACCATAATACAGTCGATCTCACCTGCTTGGTTTTTGTGTATATCATGGAAAGCAGACTTCGGAAGAAACTGGAAGATCTTACCTTGAGACTCACCTTCTTCCATCGAAGTATAAATCTCTCGTGCTTTATCCCAATCGGCCACGATGATAAGCCCTTTGGTGCTACGTTGCGGGATGCCCAGACGACGGCGTGCATCACCTTGCGGAATCCAAAGTCGTTCACCTAAGGCAAAAGCCACATCTTCACAAGCACCTGCGGTAGATTTACCAAAGCGGTTACCTGTGCGAAGATACCTAAAGTCAGCCCAGGCGGCCGAATGAAACAGCTCTTGTTTTCTGTGTGGCTCATAACCACATAGCCCTGACTCACGGCGCAAGGCTTTTAACCTGCGCAGTTTAGCGAGCTGGGCTATGTCAAGTGGTGTTTCCATTAACGATAATTTCCGTATTGCGGTGATGGAATGTGTAATCCTGGGGTAGGCTGCATGATGGGACCAAAAGTCTGTCGTGATTCTGGATTGAGATATTCTGGGAAAGGTATACCAATAGGCTTGCTATAAGGAATCTCAGGCTCCATCATCTGTTGCATTTGCTGTCCAACACCGTAGTCTCGCATAGAAGTCGTAGCACCATGACCACCCTTCAACAGCATATCCAACAAACCCATTGCAAGTTGTGAATAATCACCACCATATTGTTGAGTCGTCGCATGAGCTGCATTTTGTGAAGCCAAGTAGTTCTTATCATAATACGGACCTTGACCCATAGCCAGCTGATAAGCCAACCCGTTCAAAGTCTGCTGATGCATCGGCTGTGCCGGAATTTGTGCCATGCCTAAGTCCATTAGTCAATCCTCCTAACTTCTTCTACAAACCCTTGGTTAAAAGCCGATACATTAACCTGATTGCGCTGGTTACCACCCAGGAGATAAACCAAACCTTTGTCAAGTTTACTAAACAACGCCACATGTTTACCTCCTTCACGGTCCATGATAACAATGTCACCTTGTTTGGCTTCAGACAGCAAGACTTTCTTACCAACGGTCTTCCAATTGTTAGCTCGGTAAAACTCTTTAACAGGTTTAAGCCCTAGCTCCGTGAACCACAAGCCCATCATACAACCGCACCAAGCGGTTTTGCTATCGTCTTTGTTCAGCCAGTCAGCAGCCAAAGTGATAGCTTTCTTGATACGAGCATTTGACCCAGGCCCTGAAATCTCAGAAAGCCCAAAGTCTTCCAAAGCGTGGTTGTAAAGTTTAAGTCCTGTAGTCATTTGAACACATCAGTAAGAGTTTTCAGAATCACCTCGGTGAACGAGGGTGAAGCGTCAGGAGGCGTAACCACTGTTACGTCGTTCGGATCTGTGTCAACCACACCCTTTCCAGACGTCTTCATCGAAAGCGTGTAATCAACACCTTTATACGGCACAGTGACCGAAGTCCCCGCGCAGCTACTTAGCATGACGATTATCGTCAACATCGTTATTTGAGTTTTCATAAATGAGATTGTTCAACTTGTTTTCCAACTTCCCCGGAGCTTTAATCATCACCCAATTAATCACCGTAGCAATCACCGCGTAACCAACCAAACCAAAACTTGCACCAGCCGCGATCACCAAGATCGGATCGTCCACCATGTTCGCTAAGTCCGGCTTATAATACAACAAAAACCTCGGACCCGCAACACCAAACAAAATAGCACCCAAGGCTCTACCAAAGACTCGTTTCCTTGGTTCGTCAACTGAACCAAGCAGGAAAGACATGCATGAGATCAGGATTGCACCGATGAGCGGGAGGAGGGACCAGAGGACTGCGGAGGTTAGGAGTTCGCCGGATGGGTGGGCTATCGCGGCGGCGGCTCCTGAGGTGGCTATTGCGGCGGCGAGTAAGGAGATGGTCTCGTAGGCGTGGTGCGCTGGGTTCATGCGAGTAGTTTGAGGACGGAGTCTTGGCTGGTGAGGTCGATGACGTCAGCGCTCATGAGTGAAGGGTGCGTGCGGTGGCGGAGGAGGCTGATCACCAAGTGAAAGAGATGTCGGTGCTGGAGGGGTTCTTGAAAACAACGGTGCCTGTGACACTCGTGGAACTGACGGGACCGCCGTTGATGCCGTCTTCCCACTGAGTTCCTGTCCATTCATAAAGTTCGGCGGCGCTGCCGCCTGAATCGAGACGTTCCACGGAGAATCCAGTCGGGATGGCGGAACTTGCAGCAGCGTTAAGATTGGCTACACACAAGTCGGTGGCAAGGAGCAGAGGGCGGGTTGGTGAAGGGGATTTGGGCGCTTCATTCATAGGGTTAGGCTGGTTGATGGTGTTGATGGGAGTTAGGGTTCAGTATCCCAGAAAGTCACGGAAACTCCGGATTGGTTATCGAACTCGAAAGCGCCAGAGATTGCCGGGTCATAAAGTCCGCCATTGATTACATCTTCCCATGTGCCGTCACCGATTGAGGCCGCAATATCGGCTCCGCCATTCCAAGCCACAATGCAACTACTTGGGAGAACCCCACTTGTGCGGAAGAACAGCGTGCCAACAGTCCAAGAGCCTGTTGGCGTTGCTAGGTTACGGGTTTCTGAAGAGGTCAGCGTCACAAAACTGCGGGCTGTGACACGGACTGCATAATCCGATTCCCCGCCAGCATTGACGGCTTTGATCCAGTAATAGTATTTTTCGCCCACTAGGATGCTTTCACCGGCGTCATGAGTGAAGCTGGTGCCCGTCACTCCACTGGCTAAACTTGAGGCCGTGCCGAAATTGTCTTCCAAAGAAAACACAATATCGAAGGTATCCGCCTCCGGCAGGGCATCCCAACTTAGCTCAATCGCACTCTCCGCCGCTGTGGCGGCAAAGCCCGTGGGAGACCCCGGTGCCACGCCACCAGTCCCATCGGCTGACAAAGAGCCCATCCTCACCCCAGGAGAAAAAAGTAAGAATGGGCTCATCATTGTGGATTAGTTTTTGTAAACAAAGCAACCGCCAGCAGACACCACCAGGTTCTTCAACCGCATGGGATAACTGCCTTTAGGAAGGACGACTGTGGCAAGAATGCCGGCAGTGGCCGAGTAGCCTGCAACAAAATCCGCTGACGTGATCGTGATGTCGTCATACACAACGAGACCATAGTAATCACCGTCGGGCGCTGGCGTGCCAGAGACACACTTTACGAAGCCTCGGTCACCGAAGAATCTGGTGTTGTCACTGGACATCTTAGTAGAGGGAAGCCACAGGAACTTCGGCTGCTGTGAAGGTTGTTGGAGGAGTGATCGGATTGACCAGCGTGCCGAAGGTGCGAGTCTGAGCAGCACCAAGAATGCCGAAGGACGTCTGCGCTGGGATGGTGCGAAGCTTGCGGGTAGTTGCTTCGTTGAAGGTCACACCGATCCAGTAGATGCCTGGAGCGAGTTCAACCGTCGTGGCAGCAGTAGCACCGTCAGCGCCGAGAGCGAAAGCGATCGACTGGATTTCGCCAGCTGTGCCGATCGTAGCTCCAGCCAAAGCGGAAGCACGAATAAGGCTGCCAGACTCATCATAAAGGGTACCGATAACCTTACCAGTTCCGCCAGCATCACCAACGAGATAGGCGACACCAGTAGCCAAACAGGCCTTGGTGACTTCGATGCGGAGCAGAAACTCCTTGACGGCAACAGTTGTGTTGAGGCCGGAGAGTGCCGTGTCTGGACTCCACGGACCGGGCAACGGTTTGCGAGTAACCTAACCGTTAGATGCTCTGGCGTTAACCGTTCTGGCACTTACCACCCTGTCAGCCAGTGGCCGAGAGCGAGTCCCAGCAGCAGGCCGAGGGAAGCGATGAGCGCGAGGTTCAGTGCGATGTCGGTGTAGTATTTCATAGGTGGGTAGTTTGTTGTCTTGTGCTGACCGGGGTGGTCAGACGTTCGAGCAGGAGAGTGAAGTCTCCCGCCCGAAGGTCTGGTCACAGCTAACCATTGATTGTGATTTGCTCGGCTCTGGTGATGATCAGCTTTTGCAGCTCATGCACCATCAGTGCTTCGTCCTTGCGGAAGAATTCGTCTAGAGAGCTTTTCAGCTTTTCCAGTTCATCGAAGGCTAGCTTGCAGGCATGATACTTCACGCTTGCCGTAGACATCAACTCAAAGGGATTTGGTTTCATAGTTCAGTAGTTCGTTTGTAGTTTCGATCTGTCTCTTCAGGCGGAGGCGATCAGCCCTTCCGCGACACCTCACGGTGTTTCGACTTGTCACAGCCCGAGGTCCATCAGTGCGGCGAGTTCGGCTCGCTCACGCTGACTTGGTTGACGCTCAGTGGTCTCGCCAGCGGAGTCCGCCAGTTCGAGAACATTGAGTGGATGGATGTTCAGCGCACCCGCAGCGAGGACCGCTCCGAACACCTCTTTCACCCGGCGACGGGCCCGCGACTTCGCGTTGTTTACCCGTGCGGCCTCTTCGCTATCCCAGCTCCAGTGTTTCATAGTAGTGTGTAGTTAGTTGTTTGCTCCGAGCTTGTGCTCAGACGTTCGGTGGAGAAGCTTCCCTCTTCACCGAATGTCCGGTCACTTTGGACCTGTCCACGTCACGAGGTGATTGCTCACCTTGACAAGACCTTTGGCCTTCAAGTTCTCGATCAGCCTGAGATAAGTCTCCAGATCGAAGACATCCATCACGTCTGCGTAGAGGTCTCCACTTGGGACTGCGCCACGGGTGACGAGTGCCATCACGACTTTTTCGACTCCGGTTTTTGCTGCTTCGGCGGTCATAGTAGTTTGGTAGTTAGTTGTTTTAGACTGTCTCTTCAGGCCAGGTAGTCTATTTCCTGACTACGCCCGTAGGCGTTTCGACTATTCCTCCTCCCAGCTCTTCACCATATCCTGCTCAGCTTTTAGCTGCTCAGGAGACTGATCTCTCCGGCTCAACACGACGTGCTTGCCGACAAGCCTCACTGTCAACGTATCCATCTCAGAGACAAACACGCCTGCGTTTATTCCTGTGTACTCGCGGGAGCGAATTTCGACACTCCAACCGAACACTCGGAGGTGTATTTCAAAAGTAATATTCATAGTTGTTTGTTTCTGTCATTGTGACAGACTACGAGGTCGAGTGAGTTTCCCCACTCGGCCCCGTGTGTCTATTACAGGCCCAGGTCCACCTTCTGGCTCTTCTTCCATTCCCTGTAGACCTCGATCAGCTCGTCGAGATCCGTCGCCTCGCCACCCCAGCGGGTAGCCAACTCCTCGATCTTCTCGTCCGTCAGCTTGCCGTTCTCGTCCGCTTCGCGCAGTTTCTTGATGACGCTGTCGTCACCGTTGCCACGCTCGGCAGGGATGAACTGGACGCCTTGCAGCGGCAGTTCGCCTGTCACGAGATTCTTCAGAGCTTTCTGCTCGTCCGTTGGCTTCTCAGCACCGAACGCCGACTTGACGCGGGACTGAACGTGATGGGCAGCGATGAAGCCGACCAGCATCGAATAGACACGCTCTTTGCCGACTGCTTCGACGATGCCGTCGAGACTCTCTGGCCATTCGACAGTGACCGAGTGGTCGTCTGCTTTGAGGCTGCCGTGGGACTTGATCGCGTATGTGTGTTTCGTAGTTTTCATAGTATTTGTTTGGTTTTGTTGTTTGTTTGAACTCAGGACTTCTCCTGATTAGAACCGAGCACGCTGCCGTCTCGGCTCTAATCAAGAGGGCTGAACGCTACCGTCCTGCCCTCCTGACCAAACTATTACTACTACTTATCGCCTACTTCATCGCAAGAACTCTTTCCGCTCCGGGCTACGCCCATCTCCGCGCTTCTTGCTATCTCGGCTACCGTGGATCAGCACGGACTGGGCCTCACGACCAGTTGGGCGGTCCCAACTACTCCAGATAACGGCGGAGTACCCTAGAGCAACACGCTGCTCGCCATAGTGAGCG